TCTTGCTTTTAAATATTCACAAGAGTTTTTAATACGTTCGTTTGAAAAAATACTTAGTATTCCGCACATTTTTATTTCAATTTTAAACTTTTAAAATTGAAATAAAACTAAAAAAACTTTAATTTTAAAAATGAGTGTTCTTTCGGTTATTCCATCAATTGATATAATATTTGGTCCTATGTTTAGTGGTAAAACAAGCGAAATTATTAGAAGATTGAATATATACTATGAAATGGGGATGAAAGTTATTTATATAAACTCTCAAAAAGATAATAGAAGCGAATATAATTTTTCTTCACATAATTCAACAATTGGTTTATTACCATTTGACACTGTTAAATTGGTTGAATTAGATGAATGTAAAATTCAAAATTACGATGTTATTGGTATAGATGAATCTCAAATGTTTCAAAATTTAAAAAACACAGTATTAAATTGGGTAGAAAAACATAATAAAATAGTCATCGTAGCTGGATTAAATGGCGATTTTCAACGTGAAAATTTTGGAGAAATAAATAGTCTAATACCTTATTGTGATAGTATTAGTAAATTAACACCTTTCTGTATAAGTTGTAAAAAAGAAAAAAATAAAATAACACCAGCGCTTTTTACAAAGAGAATTTGTAAAGATAATATATCTATTATTTTAATAGGTGGTAAAGAAACATATATCCCTGTATGTAGAAGTTGTTTTAAATAAAAAATCTCAATAAAATAAAAAATAAAAAAATCTTTATAAATAAAATGCTTACTGGAAAATTTTTGTTTACACTTTTAGGAATGATTTTAGCTATTTTTGCTATATGTAATACAGATATAACTTCTAAGCCTGTTGTTGAAAATTGGTGGGGTTCTACCCAATTTACATATACGGGTAGACCTGCTGTTAAAAATAGTAATGGCGAAATGGTTGCTTTACCTGGAAATAATGTTATAAATCAAAATATGATGGGAAATAATAAATTTTTTAAGACTGCAAATTTTCAAGCAGTACTTTCTCCGAGATTTAGTAATACAAATTATGGTGCTAATATAAAATATAATTTAACAGACCAGAAAAATCTTGCAACTCCTTGCGATCCACTTACTTTTGGAGATATGGCAAAAGAAAATTTCACACAAAAACAAACACAGGAAGATTATGGTTGTTCTACTGGTAACTGTCCACCATCTTGCGGTAAGGGTGGATACGGCATAAACAAAGAAATAGACAACGGATACGGTCTTAAACCAGGATATACAAATGGTAATTACCAAGACGTTTATGATAGTTTACCTGGAGATAAAATAATAGATGGAGAACTTCCAGTTTTTAGTATGACAACAATGGATGGTAATGGAGATAGTGAACAATTTGTTTCTTATTCAAGATTAATGCCTGCTAATAGTAAAAGTTCAAGTAGATTATATTCACAATCAGATTTCATAAGAGGAGATTTACCAATAGTTCCTTGTAACTCAGGTTGGTTTTCAGTTTCTCCAAATTTAGCAAGAGATGTTAACGCTGGTGCAATGAATGTTATAACAGATGTTGCTTCTAATAGTACATACGCCGATATGATTAGAATGGTTCATACTGCTTCAGGTGGTGCTCAAACAAGTCTTGGTGGTGGAAATATTAAAGAACTTCCTGCTTATACTCCTGTTATGTCAGGAGTATCAGAAACAGATTTGTCATCTATGTTGTCAGATATAACTGTAACATCATACCCTTAAACTTTTTATATTTAAAAAATTAAATTGTATATTAAAATGTCAACATATGCAATTTTACAGGAAACTTCTGGTTCTGAATGCGAAAGTTGGTTGTGTTTTATAAAGTATCAAGGAAATGAAGAAGCTTTAGATAATTTACAAAAACAACTTGAACAAGTAGAATGGTATATTTTAGATGAATATAGTACTTTTGATTTAGAATTAAAATATAAAGTATCTGAAACAACAGCAAAAGATATGACAAAAGTTGATTTAAATCACACATCTCCACATCGAAAATTTGATGGTAAATTAGAAACAAATATAAACTTTAATATTAAAAATAATGATTCAAACGAAAGAAAAATTAAAAAAATAAATAGAATTTTAGGTTTTTGTGGTATAGAAAATTTTATAGACGGAGAAGATGTTAATACAGAAGACGAACAAGAAGATTTTGAAGAAAATAATGAAAATTTTTCTGAATCTTGTTCTGACGACGAAGAAGAAAAAAAAACTGGTAAACTACCTTCCACGTTAAAAAAAACATATTAATTTTTTATATTTTTTATATAAAAAATGGATTTAGAATTGGAAAAAACAGCAAATATTGAAAAATGGATCATTGCAAACAATATAAATCAATATAAGGTAAAACAATTATTAGAAGAATATAAACAAGATGGTACAGATATATTATATTCTTTATTACGAAATTATATGACAAAGATAACCACAACTGTATTATTTGAAAATAAATATGAAAGATTAATAGGCCCTGAAACTATCTCTTATATGAAAAGTTCTGAATATAATAAATATATATTACTATTAGGAGATACTCATGTACCTGTAGATCCTTTATGTTATAGAGCAATTAAAAGTATACCGATAGAAAATTGGATTTCTGAAATTTTAGCTACTAATACTAAGTTAATAGATGTTTTTGTTGAATCTGGAAAACAATTTGATATAATTGAACATAAAAATTTAAGTATAAATAAATTTCAACAATCTCTTCAACATTGTTTTAAATTAAAAAATTGTTCCGCTAGAATTCATTGGGTAGATGTAAGAAAAAATTTGGGCGAATTAAATGATATTTCAAATTTTATATTAGATATTAATAATGATAAAAAATTAGAAAAAGTTATAAATATATTAAGAAATTTAAATTTAGAAGATATTTTAGAAAGTTCAAAAATAAAAAAACAGTATAAAAGTATTAAAGAAATATATTCAAAATATTTAGAAAAAAATGAAAAATTTTTTAAAGATAATTATGTAAGAGATATTATATCAAAATTAGAAAATGTATCAACAAAAAATATAGGGGCTTTTTCTCTTTTAGAAATGATGAATTTTTTAATGAATTTTTATACTATTGGTAGAATGTTTAAAAAAGTTAATTACAAAGGATACTGCCCTGACCCTACATTTATAATATGTTATTTTGGAAAAAATCACACGAATGATATTAAAAACTTTTTAAAAGAATTTATGATGTTTGAAGAAGTTTTTAATATAGATAATAGCAATATTAACAGTTTTGTAAAAAATATTTTAAATATACAAAATTTACCTCAACCTATTTTTAGCGACGTGGAATAATTTTATATGAATAATGATATAATATATAATATATAAACAAAATATAATTAAAATCACACATAGCACATAAACGAATCTAATATTATTATTATATTTAAAATTTTTATATCTTTGTTGAATTAAATTTAATATAGTTGGTTTATCTTTATTATAAGAAATAATCTTTTTCATACAATCATTTAAACTTGAAAAACCTTCAGATTTATCTGGTATACATCTACCTCTAAAATATTTAAATTTATAATTTATATCTTTGAATACGTGTATAGGAGAAAAATATAAAGGTTTATAAATATCGTTTGGTTTAAAATCCATATATATAGAATTTTCATCCTTTTGATATATGTATAACGGTATTGTATTTTCAATCGGTTCTAACCAAGCTAAAAATTTTATACAATTTTTATCAACATTAAAAACATCATATAAATTACTTATCGAAACAGTGTTACCTGTAGATGAATTTACAACACATATCATATCCATATCTGGAGGTATAGGTGAAAATTTTGGATTTATACCGTAAAATGATATACCATCACATTGTTCATCTATTGTTAAAGAGCCTTCTCTATTTAAACATATTTTTACAAATTCATTCATTTATTTAATGTATATATCCTTTTTGTTTTAGTTGTTGTATCAAATAATTTTCAATGTCTTCTATACTTATAGTATAAGGTACTTCTATTAAAGTTATCCCATGTTTTTCACATAAAGTTTTTTTCATAAAATCTCGATACTTTTGATTTAAAAAAGCTTCATTGTTTTTATGAAAATATGGAATGTATTTATAATGTTGTTGACCGTTATATTCTATTGCTAATTTCATCTCGTCATTATAACAGTCCAATTCTAAATTTTTAATTCCACCAGTAACTGGATTTCTAAGAATATCTGGTCGAACTTTAATAAAACGTTTAGAAAAAAGTTTTTCTACAACTCGTTTGCATTCTATTTCACCTTTGCTTTTAAAAGAACTTTTTTCTCTATTTTGATAGTTTCTTGGAAGCATAAAATAACTTTTAGCCCAAGTTCCTTTTTTATTTTTTCTAAAAATATACATAAATAAAATTAATAAAATAGAAACTATTAAAAGGATTTCAAAGTAATATTTTTTAAAAAATTGCATAATTGTCATTTTATACTTTATATTAATATTTTTTTCTTTTAATAAATGAATTGCCCGAAATCTAATCAAAATATTAATAAAAAACCTAAATCAAAAGATGTGAACATAGATTTTATATGGAAACAAGTTTCAAAAAATCCGAATTTATTCTGTTGGATACCACAACCTAAAGATAAAATAGAAGATATAAAAATAGAAGACTTAAATCTTCAAGATATTCCTTCTGTTATTATAGAAGACGATTTAGAAGATGTTGTAGAAAATATATCAAAACAAGCCAATGATAACAAAAAAAAGGGATTATTAAAAAAGAGTGAATTATATCATTTAGAAGATGATATTGTTTCTGTTGATAATCCAAAAAAATATTTGATAGTAAAAGAATTTATAAAAGAAAAGGGTTTGAAAATATATGGTGGAACAGCCGTTAATTATTATTTACCTAAAGAACAAAAATTTTATACAGATAAAGATACACCTGATTATGATTTTTTTAGTCCAGAGCCTTGGAAACATGCCGTTGAATTAGCAGATATGTTTTATAATTTTGGATATAAAATAGTAGAAGCCAAAGCAGGTATACATAAAGGAACTTATAAAGTATTTGTTAATTTATGGCCTGTTGCTGATATAACTTTTATGCCTAAAAAAGAATTTGAAAATTTAGAAACAAATACTATTGATAATATAAAAATTGTTAGCCCTTTCAAATTACTTGAAGCTTTTTACAAAGAATTTTCAGAACCTTTTGGTAATGCCTCAAGATGGAGTAAAGTTGTATATAGAGAAAAACTTTTACAAAAATGGGTTAGTCCGTTATCTCAAAAATTTAAATGTTCGGAAAATTTATTTACAATTAAAGGAGAAGAACTTAATAAAACTGTTATAAAATTACTTGAGAAAAGTTATCAATTTATAATAAAAAATAAACTATTACTATCAGGAGCATTTGTTTATAATATTTATATTCAATTAGGAAATGGGCATAAAAGAGTAAATGTAAACAATTATTCAGTATTATGTGAAAATGCTAAAAAATTATGTGAAAATTTATTTGATATATTAATAAAATCATATTATCATTTAGATATAATAACAACATATTATCCTGCAAGAGAACTAAATAATACAGTATATGAAATAATTGCAAATATAAATAATAAAAAACAGACTATATGCCAATTTACAGAATTAACAAATTGTACACCATATAAATATATTGGTAACAAATACATCGTATCTATAGATTATTTAAAATATGAATTATACGACAAAAGTGTGTTTTCATATAATGAAAACGAACGTAATGATGCTAAATGTATGATACAGTATTTAACAAAGATACAGTCCAAATATTATAAAAAAAATGGATTAAGAGAAACAGATATTTCTCATTTTCAGCGTCTAGTAACAAAATGTAAAGGACCTTATAGAGAGAATAACAAAGTAGAAATATTAAAAAAATTGAAAGAAAATATTGATAGAAACAAAAAAATTATAACTAAATACACAAAAGATTATAAAATTAAAATGATACCTTATGAAAAAAATAATAAATGTATATCAAAATCTATAGATGATTGTTCTTATCCTTGTTTTTGGGAAAAAACTTATCAGAAATGTTTTGAAACACCGAAAGGAACTTACAGACCGGGTGATGATAATTCTGAATTGTATCAGTAATATTAATTTTATATTTTTTCTTTTCTGACATAATTATAGGTATAGTTGCGTAAGACATTTATTAATATTTTCCTAACTTTTTAAAAATTCATTTTGAAATATTCGTTTATGTTATTTATACCTTTAATTTTAAACTCTTTTGAAATAATATTATATTTTTCGATATTAGTAGTATATATTACCTTATTTTTCATACACATTATACAATCATAACCTATTAAATATATTATATTATAAGTATTCATAATAGAAGAATATTTGTTATATTGATCTTTATCGAAATCTTTTAAAGATAATTTACATTCATATAAAGTATTGGTTTTTATATTTAAAAAATCAAAAAAACAATTTAGGTATTTATACTGTACATAAATATGTTCCGAATAATAGTTTTTAAGTAAATTTTCCCAAAATTTTTCTTGTTCTTTTGAATTTGTTTGTGCGATCTTATAACTTTTATTTGTTTTATACTCAATATTTCCTTGTTTTTTCACATCTTCTATTATAGTTGTTATCGTAGGTAAATTATGTGCTATTAAAAATTCTTTTAATATATCTCTTGAAATATTATATTTTTTTTCAAATTTTATTAACCACGAAGAAGGTGTTTTTATATCATAAGGATTTATAACACAATTATCAATGTTTTCCTGTAATTTTGATTTTATTGAATTAATAATATTTATATAATATTCATAACATATTTTTTCAGTTTCTGTCAATTCTAATTTAACTTGAGCAAAAGGTAAAAAATTAAAATATTTATAACTAACTACAAAACTATCTATATTTGTTTTATTTAAAAATTTTTCTGAAATAAAATACGTTTCAGGTTTATGAGAAACAATTCTATTATATAAAAATTCATATTGGTGTTGAAACCATTTTTGTTCTGTTAACCATTTACAATATTTTCTATCTCTTAATAATTCTTTTAAAGTTAGTCCTTTGTATTTTCCAAACGTTATACTATTTTCTTCTATTTGTAAACTCATTTTATATTAAATTTTTATTTCTTAATTTAATATAAAATATATTAAATTTTTAATTCCTATAACATTTTTTCACGTTATATAATACTATGTACTTTGTATTTTTTCATTTTTTGAAAATAATCAAAAATTGTATATTTAGGAGAATATATATTTTCATAAATAACTATTTCTAAACAATTATCAAATATTATTTCAACAAAACCATTTTTAATTTGTTCGGGAAACTTTAGTTTACAATTTTTATTATTTAATATACATTGATAAAGATAAGAATTTATAAAAACATTGTTTATACTGTTTATGCTCTTTGATATTTTTATATTTTTTAACATTATATTTTTAAATATAATGTTAAATTTGACACAGCATTTATACAAAATAATGATATCTAATACTGTTAAGAAAGGAGTTATATTATATATAAGTATATCATTAGGTAAATATAACATCATTTATGAATAATAAATTTTTCTTTTTTTTCTAAGAGTCATATGAAAATTATTTTTGTTTATATTTTTTTCTAATTCATATATCTTATTATTAGCAATTTCTAATTCTGTGTCATTTGTATATAAATCATCATCTCTTATTTTAATTGCTTTTTTAAGTTTTTCTATTTCTGTTTTTCTATTTCTTAATCTTCTAATTGTAAACTTGTACTCTAGTAACAAATTTATATATTTTCTATATAAACATTCATAATAAATATGTACTAACAATGAATATACAAGAATCATAAAAGATAATATTATTAACATTTCATTTTGGGAAAATTGATATTTACTTTCATATAAATATCTAATAGTAGGTTCAATGGTATTATATGAATAATTAGCAAACTTAAACCATAAAAATTCAGTTGAATTTTTGATACTATATAAATTTAATATTTCAGGATTAATATAAGACATAATTTTATTTTTATTTTTAAACTAATTTATCATTTCAATTTTATTTTTCAAATATTTCAATCCATTTTTTAGCTACATTTTCCCAAGTTTCAGTTTCTGGAACTTTTATAGCTTTTTTATTTTCTTCTAAGTTATTTAAAATTTCAACTATTTTTTCAGCTCCTTTTTCTTGTGTTTCTCTAATTTTTGGGTCACCTTCTATTAAAATACAATAATCCTTTTCTTTAAAAACTTGCTGACTTTCAGATACAACTGGGATAACTCCTAAAGAAGCAGATTCTCTAACTGAAATACAATCTATTTCTGAAAATGAACCTACATAATAATGTATACTTGCTTTTTCCTTTTCTTTTAATAAAAGTTCGTGTGAAATTCTACCATATTCTTTAACACCATCTTGTTTCATAAGTTCAATAATCGATTTCTTGAAATTTTGCTTTTGTTTATTATCGCAAAATGACTTATCAAAAACATTCCAACCGTAATAAATATTCAGATAAGCATCTGGGCATTTTTTCTTAATTATAGGCCAACCCCATTTTAACATATATTCTAAGCCTCTATCATAGCTTGAAGAGTATATTATATAATTTGGGTCTTTTTTATGTTCAATATCATAATCTTCCTTTATTTTCCCGCCATTTGGAATTACAATAAATTTATTTTCATCTTCGCAACCTAACATCTTTGAGTGATATACACTTTTCACGCATATTTTATCTACATTTTCTAATAATTTAGAAGATAATTTTTTAACTACATCATGTAAATCTAATATTACTTTATTGGCTTTAAATTTTATAAAATCTAAAGTTTGGGTATCACGCCATATAATTAATATATTGAAAATATCCAAAGGATTAATATCATTAATATTTTTATATTCTACACCGTCGTAATTTCCAACTTCATCACAACTACAATACACAGTAACTTCGTAACCAAATTTAACCCAGTATTTTGTCAATTCTATTACCGCTTGTTCGCTACCTCCTATACCTTTTGTTTTGCTTTTAGGATTCCATTTTTCAACAGAAGGATTACACATATATACTATACTTTTATCAGACCATTTTTTACATTTATCTAAATTTGATAAAAATTTCTCTGAAGGTATTATATGTCCTATTGTTGGTGATATAAAACCCCAAATTGTCCCGCCTGCTAAATTAACTAGATAACTAAATGAAAAATCTTCTGATAACCAAATATTTTTTCTCGTTTCTTCTTGTATTATTCTTTCATAAAAAAATGGTATTGCAAATCTATTTGACGAAACTTGACATATATATCCTAAATATTTAGCTATCTTATCTACTATATTAAAATTTATCAACATAAAACCAGTAGCACCGTATTTTATTTTTCCTTCTTTTTCTGTATAAAAACTTATAACATCTTCAGGTATAGAAGTAGCCGAACCGTCTTTTTTTGAATAAAGACCACATACAACATCATATTTTTCCCCGTATTTTAAACATCTTACAACATCTGTTGGAGTAAAAGTTTGGTCGCCATCTATAAATAAAAAACAGCGTTCAGAATTAGCATTTTTATACCAATCTGTTAGTATTTCAGAACGAAATTTAGGAAGATCACTTTGACCCATAGGAAAATTCACGGTTATATTTTCTACAATGTTTTTTAATTCAGACGAACTCTGTAAATTTAAAATATGACCACAAGTTAAAGAACATATTTCATTTTTCGATGGTATAAATATATCGAGATATTTCATTTTTCTATATAGAATTAAATTTTTAATATATTAATTAATAGGTTGCATTTCTATATCTTCACTTTTTTCTATATCATCATTATAATAATTGTCATAGTAAAGTGCTACTAAAAATGTCCCAACATATATACTATATAAATAAATAATTACCATTTTATTTATATATTTTCATAAATAAAATGGATGAATATAAAGCTATTAAAATAGGTCTCGTTGGAGATGCTAATACAGGAAAAAGTTCTTTGGTTTCTCTGATTTCAAAAGAAGAATTACCTAAAATATACACACCAACGATAGGCGTTGATTTGAGGGTTTTGTATGTTGATGATAAAAAATTAAAAATAAGTTTTTGGGATTTATCAGGGCAAACAGTTTTTAAAGATTTGGTTGATAACTTTGTTAAGTCAATGAACGTTATTTGTTTCTGTTTTTCTTGCGACGATATGTCTTCCTATAATTATATTAAAAATTTATATAACGAATATAGCGAAAATAAAATAATTGAAAACAAACTTTGTATTTTATTGTTAACAAAATCAGATAAATTAACTGATTTAAACTATAAAATATTAGGTATAGATTTTTCAAGAGAACAACATATTCCTTTTTTTATAACATCAGCTCTTCAAAAAACAGGCTGTATAGATTTTTTAAATTATTTAATAAAATTTTACAGTCCTGTTATACCACAAGAAAATAATCAAGAAAAAATTAAAAATTTTCAATGTATTTTAAGTTAATTTATAAAAAATTTTTTATAAATTTTAATAATATCTATCGTCATTTATACACATTTGTTCTAGCAATCTAATTATATACATATTTTTTAATACATTTTTATCTTTTATATTTTCAATTATATATTTAGCATGAATATCACAATATAATTTACTATCTATTTTTATATTAGTTTTAAAATCTGTTTTATAATTATGTAAACATAATGAACATTTAAGTTTAGAACTTTCCATTTTATTTATTAAATTTATAAAATTTTTTTAAAATGCACCACCGCAAGATTTATAGTTATTTGCAACATAACCATTTTGCATAAAATTTTGGGATCTTAAATTCTCGTTCATTTGAGACATACCTCTTTCGTAAGCATTGATACTACAACTTGTTGTTTTTACATCAGCGCCGAATTGTTGTCCAAAGTTTCCTGTTATATTGTTTCTACTTTCATCGAATTTTTGTTTTGATATAGCATTACATTGAGCGCTTTCGTTGCCATAAATATGACCACCTATACCTTGAGCTCCAAGGGTGACATAATTAATATACTTTGGTCTCAAAGCATTTTCAACCATAACACGATCCTCGGCACTATCACAACCGGCTGTTTTTGTGTAAAAAGAATCAGGGCACACTGTTTGACCCTTGTTATTTATACCATTCCAAGGAATACAAACCATATTTCTTGGATTGAAAAAACGATCAGATTGAATACGAGATGCTTCACCCACGTTTACATCGCAGGTACGCACCGACTTTTCTAATGATATTGCTCCGCCAGACATTTTATTATTTATATAGAAAAAAGATTTTTTTAACTTTTTAAAAATTTAAGTTTCTACGATTTAAAAACTAAATTTATTTTTAACAAAATGAACTCAAAAGTATCTTCTCTTAAAAGACATGTTAAATCTGGAAAAATTTTTTTTACAGATACAAAATTAGTTGTAAAATCTGCTTCTGAAAAAATAGTTATTGGAAGAATTTTTAACGATGATTTTTTACAATTAGATAAAGAAGCTGTTGACTTATGTAATCAACTTGGCTTACAATATGATAAAAATTTATTAAACGAAGAAGAAACAGAACAACGTCAAGAATCAAACGAAGAAGAAGAAACAGAACAACGTCAAGAATCAAACGAAGAAGAAGAAACAGAACAACGTCAAGAATCAAACGAAGAAGAAACACAAGAAAAACCAAAATGCGAACAGACAAAAGAAGAAACAGTTGGTTTTTTAGATATTTTAAAAATAAATTTTAAAAATATAGAAAATTCATATAAAAAATATGAAAAAGAAATAAATAGTAAAATTACTTTATTAGAAACAGAATTAGATACAACTAAAAAAGAACTTCAAGAGGTTAAGAAAAAATTAAAAGGTGTATTAATAGCAATGCAAAGTAGTTTAGAATAATTTATAAAAACTAAGATACATTTCTAAAAGTTATCGATATTCTTCTTTCAGAATTTTTATTTTTAATCATTTCATGAGTCCATTTATATCTTGATTCACCTGACATTATATATAAAGATTTTGGTTTAATCTCAATATCATATTTTTCAGAACCTTTTTGAAATCTCATATAACATTCACTTCCTAAAGAAAAACATCCTATAACACTTCCAAATGTATTTAAATCTATATGCTTGCTTATACATTGATAATTGTTATAATTGTTTATTATACATTGATTGAAGATATAATTATCATTAATAATTTCAAGTTGTTTACATATTTCTGATAATTGTATCCTTAATTCTAATAAAAAATCTGGAATATCAATAGTTTTTTCAATCTTTTTTCTAAAATAATCATAAGTATAACCATAATGCTGAACAACCCTACTATTTGAATGAGAAGAAATAGGTATCCAACGATTTTTATCAATAATTTTTATAAGTTGATTTTCATTATCAATTACATTTTCTATGTAAAATAACCCAGGTATATTTTCAATTTGTTCTACGACTATATTAAATTTAATATGTTACCATTTTTATTTATTAAAACTTCAAATGTAATTTGTTGAATTGTAGAATTAATATATTTTATCAAAAGACCTTCATCTTTAAAAGATAGATGTACAAAACCAAATACTGGGTTTTTATACAATGTATATGTATTTTCAGGAAGTCTAGAATCAAATATTTGCGAATCAAGTGCTGTACCACCAGAACCACACACAATTAAACTTAATAATTTATCATTGTTGTATAAAAATTGCTGATTGTGTTCGTCGGCACATAAATATACTTGAGGTTTTACTATATCAAAAATTTGGGAAAGCGAATTGTTAAAAATAAATGGCTTCTTTTTCTTGTGCCCGTTTGCTATATAAGGTATATGTCCTATTACTATTTTCCAAGAACCAATATTTGAAACACTTTTAATCCAATCTATTTGTTGTTTAATTTCATCTTCTGTGTATTGAGATTTATCACATTTTAATGGAACTTCTTCAAACATATTAGTGTCTATAACTATACAATTTACAGAAATATTATTTGCGGTGTTATATACTACATTATAATATGTATTTGGCATATTCCAAGAATCATTTTTTAATTCTGTATTTAATATTTCGCATGTTTCTATATCGTGATTTCCAACTGCAACAAAATACCTTTTTATATTTACTTTTTCAAAACATTTTTCAAAACCTTCTGATATTTGTTTCTCAATATTAAAAAGTGAATTTTTATCTTTTATTTGTAAACCAAAGTTCTCAGATAAAAATTTTTCTAAATCATCTGTATTATATTGAAATGTATTTTCGTTGTTTTTTTCTATACCTACTTGATACACATTGTCTCCTGCCAAAAACATATCTTTAATGTTAGGGTATTTTTTTGTATATAGTTCTAAACTTTCTGCGACTATTCGTTGACCTCTTAAAACATTTTCTTGTTCTATTTCTCCTTTTTTATCTTTAAAAATAAGATAATCTCCCTGATTACAATATACACCCCAACAACCAACAGATAATAAATCTAATATATTATTTTCAATATTTATATTTATACTTAAATTGTTCATTTATTTATAAAAATTGAAAAATAATTTATAATTTTTAAAAAAGTTTAAAAATGTTTCCAACTGTAGTAATTATAGGTGATAAAAATACAGGTAAATCGTCTTTAGTTCGTTGTATAACAGAAGATTGTAAGTTTATAGAAGAATACACAGAAACAAAAGATATTATTGTAACTTCGATAGAAATCCGTATCGAAAGTAAAACAGATAACGAAGATGATTTTGAAGATATAATTAATTTTGTAGAAATCCCAGAAAATAAATTAGATAAATACAAAAATAATATACGTGATGCTGTATGTGTTATTGTGTTAGTAGATAAAAGTATCAATAAATCAAAATATGATACTTTTAAGTATACAAAATATTTAGAAAATAAAAAATATATTATAGTAAGTTCTAAAAGTGATATTTGCGGAATGTATATATATCATGACGATAATTGGTTTTCTTCCAAAACTTGTGACGGGTTTTTAAATATAACTGAATTTATTAGAAAATGTATAGTCAATTAAGTAGATACAAGAAAATAAAGATTAGTTGTGGAGCAAATTATTGATAAACATAAATATTAACTGGGTCATTTAGTATTAATATATTTAAAATAATATTATCTTTACATTAAATATGAATTTAAATGATTTAATTAATAAATTAGAAACAAAAACTGAATATATTACTTATCAAAGGGAAGCAAAAATATGTATAAAAAAACCAAACCAATTAACAGGATTACCTATTATAGATTTAAATAAATTTAATAATTCAGAAAATGAATCAGAAAATGAATCAGAAAATGAATCAGAAAATGAATCAGAAAATGAATCAGAAAATGAATCAGAAAATGAATCAGAAAATGAATCAGAAAATAAATCAGAAAATGAATCAGAAAATGAATCAGAAAATGAATCAGAAAATGAATCAGAAAATGAATCAGAAAATGAATCAGAAAATGAATCAGAAAATCATATTTTTGATATCAAAAATTAT